GAGCGTCTCCGTTTGCGATAGGTGCAAGGCCTGCAAGTTGACGCTTCTCATTGATTGTCATATTCGACAACACGTTGTTTGCAACCAAAGGACTCAAAGAGTTGATTGCGTCGTTCAAGTTTGATTGAATCTTCACTTGTGATAGTTCAGGCAATCCCAACTCTCTCCGTGCTTCTTCATTTGAAATCAAGTTACGAGTATACAAGTCTAAGTAGTCAAGACCTAGAGGCGGTTTGTTGATTGTCTCAAGTTTGACAGGCGAGATGAAAGAGAATAAGTAAGTCAACTGCTCATCCATTTTCATTTGCCGAGGCTCTACGTACGATTGTTGAAACATCTCGTACGCTTCAATCATTTCAGAACGACCACCTAGTTGCGATTCTACGCGTACACCAAACAACATTGGTGAGTTGACTTTGTGACCTACGAAGATTTCTTGTTGTACCGTTTTATTTAAGATGTCAAATTGCTTGTCAAAGTCGCTAGGTTGAATGTTTGTCACAATCGACTCACGCTCGTTTGCGTCGTTGTACATAAGAATCAAACCACCTGCGTTGTCTGTACCTTGATATGAGTCTTTGAAGCGACGCTTTGCTTTTCTTGCTTCTTCAGGTGTTGGTACACCTTTAAACATTTGTATCAAAGTTTGTGCAGAGAAACCATTCTTGATAGAGTTCAAATGCCAATTCGAAATCTCTGTGTCAATCTCAATGTATTTCAACGCACCGACGTAGTCAGGTAATGGGTAAACACCACCACCGGGACGATACATCTTGTAGTAAAACAACTGCTTTGACTCACGAGTGTTCTCATTGAATGGGTTGTAGTGTACAATCTCTTCACGACGATTCGCCCAATCTTCTGAGTAGTAGTAACAATCGTCTAGACCTACTCGAACGTTCTTGAATGGTATGTGATACAACTCAGCGATTTGAGTCTTTGCGCGATTCCAAATGACTTCAACTGCAAAGCCATTGAACAACTCTAAATCGTAAGCGATTTTTTGCTTGACTTCTTCGAATGACTCGTAAGTGTTAATCGACTTGAGTTTCGACTCTGCTTTTGCGATGTCTTGTGTGTTTTGTGCAACGATTGCAGTTCCTACACCTGCGACGTATGACGCTTTCGCTGACACAATCGCGTTGTGTTTAGGCGATTTAGAGAACAAGTCAACTAGTAAATCGGGGTACAAGTTGTCGTCACCGAAATTGAATATGTCTTTCGCCTTATTCTCTTTGAATGTCGGTAGTTTATTCTCGTGAAATTGAAGTCTTTCGAAGTTCATTACTAGTAAATAGCGTTTATTCTTTTTTGTCTTTGATAAATAGCATCATAAAACCACCGCCTAAGAAGACGCTCACTTCACTCAATGTCGCTTTCTCAAGATACACTAGTACAAATGACGCTACAATTACGCCAATGCCTAGAGAAGTAGTCTTCCAATTCTTGAAGATTCTATCAATCATTTGCCTTGACCTTTGTACGGCTTTGCGCTTTTGTGTTTGTTTGCGTGTTTAGTGTGTCGACGAAGTTTATTCTTTGGCTTCACTCTGAATGACGACTCTGACTTAACCTTTGCCATCGAGTTTGTCTATTTTTTTAGCGTAGTAACGAATCGCAAACAAGCCCGATACAATACCAACAATAGCCAACAGAAGCGAAAACAAAGGTTGCCAAGTAGTCGCAAAATGTAAAACAGCAGACGAGCAAGAAATACCTGTTGCGATGTTAGCGATTGTATCGTTTTCAAAATGTCTCATTATTTGATAGGTTCAGGAATTACACAATATGGTGAATCGGGGAACTTGGCACAAAACCCTTTGAGATAAAGTGAATCATCACCGCTAAATGTGTGTATCCCCATCGGCGGAGGCCATACCTCAAACGGAGTAAACTCTGCGGGTGGTTCGGTGTAGAATAGAATGTCAACTGCCCACTTATCGGATAAAACTGCGGGGGTTTTCAATTCCATCCCGTCATAAACGGCGGGCGTAATTGGCAAAAATCCCAACTCAACAACCGCACAATCTTTGTAGGTAGTTGTTTCGCCTCCGTCGGGTGTGGTTGTAGTTTGCTCTATTAACTTGCGAAGGGTTGCCCATTGTGTAGGGGTGAACTCGAATTTATTGAAGGATTTCATTGTGTTAGATTGTGGTTAAGGATGCAAGTTCGGCGTTGGTTAGGCGGGTTGGGAATAAAACAAGTGCATTGTATTTGTTTTCAGTTTCCGAAGCAACTGCACCAAAACCCGTAGAGTTAAAATTAAATTGTGACATTGCTGGCACGGCGCTTGCGGTGCTTGTATAAATTTGCACCCCATTGACATAGAAAGCATATTGTCCGCTTTTGTATGCCAATGCCATTTTGTAGCGTGTATTTGAGGTAATGGTTTGAGATGTTGAGGTATTAATAACCACGCTACTACTTACAACTACATAAATATATAAAACCCCACTAATGTAATAAAGTTGTAAGTTATTTGTAGCGTCACCAAAAAGGTAAAAAAACGCATAAGTCGTACCCGCAACATTTTGCCCACTTGCCAAAACATCAATATAAATAACCCCCTCCGTCTGCCCAATCAACGAACTAATGCCCGTCTTAAAACAAGCATCCGCAACCCTTGTCGCACTTGATGAGGTTGTTGGTATGTAGGATGTGGCGTAACTTGAAACCTCGACTTGTGCGCCCCAGATAAGCGCGCCACTTGTCCCGTTACCAGCATATTGAGCGCCGCTTCCATTGTCTACAGTAATTTGAAGTTGATTTGTCGTGTTAGTTGTTTCAAAAGTTATAGAGCAACGATACCACCCATTCCCATAGTTTTTAATTTCTGCGGTTGTTGATGAAGTTACCGTTGTTATCTCTCCATTGGACAAATTAAACAACGCCTGGCGTGTGCCAAAACCGTTCCCAATAGCCACATAATTATATCCATCCGCTTTTGCAAATGCTGAAATAGTATAAACCGTGCCAATGGTTAAAATTAAACTATTTGTGATGTTGTGAAAAGCTACACTTGTCGATGGAATTACTTTGTCCGCGTTGCTTGTCCCGTCTGGGCTTGCGCTGGCGTTTGCATTTACAGTTGCATTTCCTTTAGTCCACACCGCATTATCTATTTGCTCTGAGTAGGTAGCCAAATTAGTACTTTGCTTTTCAAGGAGTAACGACGGACACCCGCCCCCGCCATTTTGGTATGTTAGGCGTGGAACATTTAATCTGTCGGTAGTGGGAAAATAGGGTTTTAATGCTCCTATATTCATTTGAATACCCCAAGCCAATACTGCTGATGCTTGACCGCTCGTATTTCTTTTAATTGCTACACTTGCGGCGCTATTTGCGACTACTTCAAATCGTTGCCATTCGCCTGTCAAAGTCACGGTAGAAGTTACACCGACTTCTAAATAAATTTGTTTGCCAATGTTTGCACCTTCGCCTTTTAAATAAACTGAAAAGGTATTTTCCCCTCCGAATGATTGTATGGTATAAACGGCTTGACCCGCACCCGCAAAATTTAATCGGTCTGCGGTTGTTGTGCCATTTGGTGCGGTTGCTACATTGGAATCAACCGAAGCCCCAACATCTTTTGACCAATAAGCATTACTAAAATCCTCTGAATAGTTTAACAAATTCCACGGCGTAACCTCCACCAACCCCGCACTATTTATTCGGGTTCCGTTGGATGCTCGTGTGAATGATAAATCACCGCTTCCGTCGGTTGGGACTGCTGAATATACGATGTCCTCTTTGTACCCGCTTGGTATCATTACAAGCGATGCTTGACTTAATAAGTTGCTCATAAGTTGTTTAATTTACGCAATAGACAAGAGATACCTTCATAGTAGCCACCATCTAGAGTGACACGTGACTTGTAATCGCGAACGATGTCCCACGCTTGACCTTTGTATAGACGGCTTCGTGTGCCAATTCCTACGCCTATCATATGTTTAGTATCCGATTACAGAACCTTGTGAGATGACAAATCCTGTGATTTTAGACGCACCACCTGCAGGAAGATACGCACCTTGTTGAAGAGTCACAGAACTCAAACCACGAGTAGAAAGTACGTTTGTACCATCGACTGAGAATGAAGTGAAGATAGTGTCTTCTTGTACGACAAGTGCGCTATATGCTACGCTTGTCACGGTTGATGCTGAATGGTATTTGAAACCATCACCGCCTGCCATAATGCTTGTTGAATTGCTCATATTTCTTTGCTTAAATTATATAGTCTTTCTTGTAAACAAATAGCACTTTCATAGTATATGACTCTTTTTATATACGCGTAGTAGATTGGTAGATAATTGTAGTATCCCTCTCTAGGTACGTTGTATTGCTTTGAGTCAAGTGATGGGTCATATGTCTCGCTATTTAGTTCTAAGTTGTTTTGATGCGAAGTGAGTGTAGGTACATACGTTTTGTTGACTTGTACTACGTTATGTTGGTTCATAAAACACTTCTAGAATTGCTTGTTCGTTCACTTTAAGAATGCCTTGCTCTACGAGTTCATCGCTCAAATTGGGGTTTGTGTTCGTAGGGCTTGTTTGTGCGTACACTTTGTACTCGTATTCTCCTGTGTAAGCGTTGATGTCACTCTCGTCAATTAGAAATTCATTGTAGCGTTCTTTGTGAATGCTTACGTCTAGAAGAATGAAATTCGTGATTGTGTCTGTCAATCTGTGATGAATCGAAAATAAGTACGTAGGGTTCGCAATCGTTGTCTTCTCCGACAACGTCAAGTACCAATACTTTGTTTGACCTTTTTCAATTACTAGCATCACAAATGAATAGCAACGAGAAAACTATGTAACAAAAAAGGGTGAGCAAACGCCCACCCAATTCTGAAAACTAATATGAAATCAAGAACAACTACAAATATACATTAAATCCCTAACGCAGTCACTACGCTAGATTGTAATTTGTAAGGTGCTTCTGCTTCGATTGCTGACAAAGTCACTTCGTAACCATTTGAATCACCCATAGCCGTTCCGCTATTTGCAACCATTGCAGTCACGTCGCATCCGTATTCGTTACCTACTAACCAATAAGCGTCGTTGTTGTCACGTACGATAGTGTACGTGCGACCTTGTGCGAGAAGTTTCATCTCGTTTCTTTTGCTAGTAGACAAGCGACGCAATTTGAATGCTACGTCACATTGATTGAAAGTAGTACCATTCTCGACGCTCACGTTTGTAGTGTTTGTCAAAGAACCTGTACCTTTAGGCAATTCGTAGTCATAAACGTCACCACTTGCGACGGTGGTTGCAGTAACTTCGCCACTCGCAATAGTGAACTTTGAAGCAGTCCACGAAATCAAGTGGATGCTCTTAATACCTCCGATTGCATCTTTGCAATCTAGAGTGAAACCTTGAGTGAGAAGACAAGCCATTGTTTATGAATGATTAGAGGGTGAAATATACAACTTCGCTAGGGTAAGCAACTTGAACACCATACTTGAAAGTAGTACGGAAACGAACCTCGTCGTTGTCCTCAGAGTACCACAATTTGTATGACTCTTCTTCGTTTGCTAAGTCAGTACCTACGAAGAAGTTGCTCAAAGAACCTGCAACGATTTTGCTAGTACCACTCAAACCACCGACAGCAATCAACTTCATATTGGTACCGGGATAAATCATTTCCATTGCTTCACTTGCTTCAACAGCGTAGTGGAACAAGTTAGCGTTCTTCAAGTTAACCAACATCAATTTGAAAGCATCAACACCGATGAAGCAAACCAAGTCAGACTTTGTAGCAACACGAGCAGGAATGTTCGCGTAAACTTGGTCTAAGATGTCGTCGATGTTTGCGCTAGTGATAGAAGCAAAAGAAGTTGGTGCAGAGTTAGCCAATGTTGGAGAAGCGGCCGCAATGATTTTGTTGAAACCATCAAAACGATTCAAGTTAGGGTTACCACTTGCAGTGTCACCTTGCCACATAGCAATCTCGATGTTCTCAGCGATGACAGCAGATTTCTCAGAACCGATTTGCTCTTCGAAAGGAATCATAGTAGGAGAACCTGCCATAATTTGAGTCTGCATCCACTTTGCTTCAAGAGTCTTAGGACACAAAGTCTCTTCAACTTTAACAGCACCAACGGTGATGTTTCTTTGAGTGAAAGTAGTAGCACCACTTGGATTGTAACCACAGCCGTCGGCTTGGAAGAAAACGGTAGAAGCCAACAAGTTCAAAGAAGCAGATGACTTAACACCTACTTGTACTTGACCGGCAGTTTGCAAGGTTGATGCGGTTTTAGAACCGAACAACGCTTTTACCAACAAGTCAGTTGACTGCTCGTTGGTGTAATTGTTCAAGGAAGATACAACGAATGACATAGTATTTTTTTTGTTTTTTTATTTGTTTATTTTTTCAATGCGTTTGCAAATTTCTTCAAGTTCTCAAATTGAGACTCAGTCTTTGTAGGTGCGTGTGGTTTCTTAGTAGGCTCATCGCTAGGCAAGTCAAGAACTTTCTCAACCAATTCAACGACTTTAGACATCGCTTCTTTGTGAGATACTCTCTCAGCAACTAAAGACTCGATAGAAGCAGTCAAAGCGGAGATTTTAGACTCAAGACTTTCTACTACTTCGTTGAAGTGAGATACGGTTGCGAACTCTTCAGTCGCTACAACTTCGATTTCGATTTCAGGTACTTCGATTTCAGGCTTGACAATTTCTGTCACAATTCCATCAAGAGTAGTGACAAGAGTACCATCTTCAAGTTCGTGAGTTGCGTTTGGTGCAGGAATGTCGCCCTCAGCAGTTTCTACCATTACGATAGTACCTACTGACAACTCGCCTTCCCATTTTACGATTGTACCATCTTTCAACATTGCTGTCTCGAAAGAGATACTTTTTTCTTCTTCAAATCCCAACAATGTGCGGACTTGCTTCAAAGTTTCTTTTGCGTTCATCATAGTAAAATATATTTTTTGTTTTTGTGTTGCAATTTTATTGACCATCCCATTGAGACAAGATGCGCTTGAGTTGCTCGATGACTTGTAAGTCTTCGTTGAGTTCGCTTACAAAATCAAAGACACCTTCGACAGAGAAGCCTTTGAACTCTCCTGCTTTGACTTTTGCCCACACGTC